AACTGGTTTTGGTGAGGGGTCTAGAAACAATGCATTATTTAATATTGCAGTTTATTATAAACAAGCTCATCCCGATAGCTGGGAAGATAAAATTGTAGAAGCTAATATAAAATATATGGACCCAAAGTTAAGTAACAGTGAGGTTCAACAATTAATTAAATCAGTTAATCGTAAAGGTTATGACAAGTATAGATGTAAAGACGCACCAATCAACGCGATCTGTCAATCAGGTTTATGTAGAACAAAACGTTTTGGTGTAGGCTTTGGTGAAGAAGAAATGCCATTGTTAGGTAACTTAACAAAATATAAATCAAATCCACCACAATGGTTTTTAGATGTAGATGGAACGCGGATCGAATTAAAATCAGAACAATTATATAGTCCACCTTTATTTGCATTAGCATGTCTTGATCAAGCTAATCTAGTTGTACCTGTACCAAAAGCAAAAGATTGGAAACAATTTTTTTTAAAACCTATGATGAATAATTTACAAGAAGTAGAACCATTAGAGTCTTTAGATCCAACAAATCAATTAACAGGATTATTACAAGACTGGACTACAAACAGACAATCGGCAAGAACAATAGATGATGTATTTAATAAACTACCTTTTACAGATGAGAATAAAGAATTTACATATTTTAGAATGGATGATTTCTATGCCTTTCTTAAAAAGAATAATTGGGAAATGGATAAAATTAAAACAGGTAATTTAATAAAAAGATTAGATGATACTTTTATATCAGAAGAAAGAGTTAGAATTAAAAAACAACAACCGAGACTAATTAAAATTAAAACTATGAAACAGGCAGAAGCTTCTGTTTCCAAAGTTGAATATCATAAGGAAGTTTATTAATGAAAACAATAATACTAGGACCACCAGGAACAGGTAAAACAACAACGTTGTTGAATTTAGTAGATCAATTCATACAGCAAGGTATTAGGCCTAAACAGATAGGATACTTTTCTTTTACTAGAAAAGCTGCAAGAGAAGCAGCAACAAGAGCTGCTGAAAAATTTAATTTAGATGCAGAAAAAGATTTAGAATATTTTAGAACATTACATTCTTTTGCATTTAATAGATTAGGAATGACTAAAGAAAAAATGATGACTTCAGAAAATTATAGAGACTTTGGTAAGTTAGTTGGCATACCTATTAAAACAGGTAGATATTCTGAAGACGATGGAACATTTAATTCAGACAATGAATATTTAACCATTATGAATACAGCTAGAGTTAAACGTATGGACTTATTAGAATACTATGACTCTAGACAAAACATATTAGATATAGAAAGGGATACACTTTATTTATTATCTGAAGAACTAAAGAGATACAAAAAAGAAAAAGGTTTAAAAGATTTTACAGATTTATTAGAAGATTTTATTGCACAACAAAATAAACCAAAGTTTGAAGCACTGTTTATAGATGAGGCACAAGATTTATCTTTGATACAATGGGAAATGGTTAGATCAATGTGGAATAATGCAGAGAAAACTTACATAGCAGGCGACGACGATCAAGCTATATTTAAATGGGCTGGAGCTGATGTAGATCACTTCATAGCACTCAAAGAAGAAGTTAATGATATTAAAGTATTAGATCAATCTTATCGAATACCTGGTGGACCTATACATGAACTGTCACAAAAAATTATAAACAAAGTACAAAATAGATTTGACAAAGATTATAAACCAAGAACGGAACATGGAATACTACGTAGATATTCTGACGTAACACAAGTAGATATGTCTAAAGGTAACTGGTTAGTATTATCATCGGCAAATCATTTTTTAGATGATGTAAAAGATTTATGTGGATTACAGGGCTGGTATTATCAACACAAAGGATCTAATTCTGTACCTTTAAAATTATTATTAGCTTTAAATAATTGGGAACATTGGCGTAAAGGTAGTCAATTAAATAATGTAGAAATAAAAAATATATATCAATATCTAGGTGCAAGTGTATTACCTGGTTTTAGATCGGGTAAAACTTTACACTCTGATACAAAATATCTTATGAGAGATTGTAGAGCTGAACATGGTTTAGTTACAGACTCGGTTTGGTATGAGGCCTTTGACGGTTTAGATACTGTCACAGAAAACTACATTCGTAACATGCGGGCGAATGGTGAACAAATAAATAAAAATCCGCGTATCATTATGTCAACAATACATGGAGCGAAAGGAGGAGAAGCCGATAAAGTTTTGCTTATGCAGGACCTTACAAATGCAGCGTTAGAGACGATGAGTCACGACCCGGATGAATTACATAGATTATTCTACACTGGAGCGACGAGAGCGAAGCGTGAATTGCATGTGTTAGATCCAAAGAACTTTGATCGAGCATATATATTATGAGTAAGTTTATTATAGAGAAACAGGTGAAAGGAACTGTTGCTGAAAATTTGGCTAAAAACTATTTTTTAAATAAAGGTTTTCTTGTATTTCCTAGTCTTACAGCACAAGGCTGTATTGATATGATTGTAGTAAATAAAGATAATAAAACGTTAAAAGTAGATGTTAAATGTGTATCAAGAAGAAAAAGAGATAATCACAAAGTTAATAGATCTCGTACATCATTACAAAAAAAGTTAGATGTAAAAATACTGTATGTAGATATAGAAAAAGAAGAATGTTATTTTTATAAAGAAGATAAAAATCATTTAAAAAGAAGAACGAAAGTAGAAAAAATATGAAGAAAAAAAATAGAATGTCAGATGACACACCAGAAAAAGAAAACCCAATGTTAAAACAAGTTGGAGGATCTCATTATATGTATATGAAGATTCAGCCAGCAGAATTTATAAACAAAAATAAGTTGCTTTTTGCGGAAGGCAACGCTATAAAGTATATATGTAGGCACTCCCAAAAGGGAGGCATACAAGATATAGATAAAGCAATACATTATCTAGAAATGGTAAAGGAGAGAGACTACTCGTGAGAAGAACACAAATGCCCCTATTCACCCCTGAAACAGAGTGGGTAATGCCGGATGAATTAAAAGATCTGCGCGGACATAAAGAAATTGCAATAGATTTAGAGACTAATGATCCTCATCTAAAACAGCTAGGATCAGGTAATGTTACCGGTAGAGGACACATTGCTGGCGTTGCGGTGGCCGTAGAGGGCTGGTCAGGCTATTATCCGATACAACATGAGCAAGGTGGTAATATGGATAAAAAACTGGTGTTAGAATGGCTCCAAGACATACTAAATCAAGAAAATACTACATTTATCTTCCATAATGCGATGTATGATGTGTGCTGGTTAAGGTCAGCAGGACTTACCATAAAAGGACCCATTGTGGACACTATGATAGCAGCAAGCTTAATAGATGAAAACAGACTTTCATATCAATTGAATACACTTTCTAAACATTATGTAGGTATTGGTAAAGATGAAAAAATTTTAATAGAAGCTGCAAAAGAATATGGATTAGATCCTAAAGCAGATATGTGGAGATTGCCTTCAATGTTTGTAGGTCAATATGCAGAACGTGATGCAGAATCAACACTTAAACTTTGGCAAAGACTAAAAGTAGAATTATATAATCAAGAACTTATGGATGTCTTTACATTAGAGACAAAATTATTTCCTTGTTTAGTTGATATGAGGTTCAAGGGAGTAAGAGTTGATTTAGAAAAAGCACAAAATATTAAACTAAATTTAATTAAAAGGGAAGAGACATTAATTAAAAAAATAAAAAATTTAACTGGTGTTGAAGTAGAAATTATGGCAGCTAGATCTATAGCAAAAGCCTTTGACAAACTTAAATTACCTTACGATAGAACAGCTAAAAGTAATGAACCAAGTTTTACAAAAAACTTTTTACAGAATCATCCACATGAATTACCTCAAGCTATTGCGGAAGCAAGAGAACTAAATAAAGCTCATACAACTTTTATAGATTCAATAACTAAACATGCAGTTAATGGTAGAATACACGCAGATATAAATCAAATAAGATCAGATGCAGGTGGAACTGTTACAGGTAGATTTAGTATGTCAAATCCAAACTTACAACAAATACCTGCAAGACATCCTGAACTTGGTCCTATGATTAGATCTATATTTATTCCAGAAGAAAAAACTAAATGGGGATCATTTGATTACTCTCAACAAGAACCTAGAATATTAGTACACTATGCTAAACTACAAAACTTAACAGGTGTAGATGAAATTGTTGATGCATACAATGCAGGTGATGCAGACTTCCACCAGGTTGTTGCAGATATGGCAGGTATAGAACGTAAACAAGCCAAGACAATTAATTTAGGTTTGATGTATGGTATGGGTAAAAATAAATTAATGGCAGAACTAGGTTTGATGAAAGAGTCTGCGGAGAAAC